GTCCACCTTCTCGTACCACCGTTTCTGGATGCCTTTCTGGCAATACATTTGCCAGTGGGGTTCCATTGCGATGACGCGAGGCGTCTTCATCGTTTTAGGCACGAATTGGACTCTAACCGAGTCCTCCGCACCGGGTTCGCGGACTTTCACCACACCCAGATCTTTCCAATATCTGGGGCTCGGCAAGAGATTGTCAACCATTGGGAAGACCTTCTCGAGTCGATAAGTCCAGTCAGTCAGGGACCATTTCTGGTTTCCTTGCCGCTTGTTAGCGGTCTGACCGGACCCGTGGGCTGGGTTGAGACGCCCTTCACGGACGTCATTATCCAGATCACTGAACAAATCTCCAAAAAGGAGACGTGACACACGACGAAAATCATCGCGCATCGAAGCATCATAGCGATACTTCTTCGTCCAGTGACGAACTTCCGTCTCACAATCGTGATAAGCCCTACAGGCCTTCGCCTTTCGGGTATCCGAGCATTCCAACTCCATCTTTGCCCACATCAGAGTAATCTGACGTATGGCTAGGACAGCGTTAGTGCAGGGATTCACGACCAGTACACCAGAATCCGCGTCAAACACTTGACAAAGGAAACCCGACAAGAATGCCGGGAGCCCACGAGCGAACCTGAAACTTCGGAACGCCGCGTTGTCAATCCGACCAAGCTCGAGCGATCTTTCGACCGCCTTGCCAAAATCGGCCATAGTGATGCCAAGAAAGGCATCACCTTCGTGTTTGACACGGTACGTGATTGTGTCAAGATCACGTTGGGTGTCCACACCACAGATTGTGCCGGCTTCCGCCAGCACTACCTGCAAAAGCGACATCAGCCTTTTCATGTAGCCCTCTTTCTGGGGGTCAACATGCTGTGCTCGATGTCATCCAGATCCCATCGCATCCACGCGGGAAATAGACAGAGTTCTAAGACAGAGCTCAGATCTCCATCTGCGTGAATTTGATAAGGTTCGCGTTCGTTGAAGCGGTCAGGAGAGTAAAAAGACCGGTCATCATCGTCTTCTGTTCCGTGGTAGTATAACCCACGGTAGGAGTATCGATGACAACATAGCCAGACTCCTCATACGGCGCATTCTGCGCCGGAAAGAGAACGTCAGCAGCGGTCTTACGGGTGTAAACCCTAATCTCCTTACGCCACCTACTATTGCGAAGCTGACGATAAGTCAGCGTGAGTCGGATATTTTGATCTACCGACTCAAAAGTAGATGTACGGTCGCCGACGCTCACCCGGTTAAGGGTTACAGCGCCAGCGCCGATGTCAACAGATAGCGAATCTCCGAATGTCATAAAGCATCACTCTTTCAGGGATATTCAATTAGTATTGAATTTTCACCAAGAAGCGGGAAGTCCCCGCCCCCTGACGTGGTGCACACCATATGATGGTGCTAGGTTGCCCACTGAATTCCGAGGGCAGCCAAGATGGACCACTGAAAAGGAGTTAAATCCTTGTCAGTAAGCCCAAAACCAAAAGGACTGGCTTTGATACGCATTTTGCGTTCGACGGTAAAGTCTTGCGACGAAAACCGCCCTGCAGCCGTAGTGCCACCTTGCCATTCAAAACGGCGGGTGACAGTAGACTGTCTCATTAAGTAGCCATAATTGACTACTTGAGAATTGGTCTGGAGGTAACTGAGATTGAATAACACATCTCCGAAGTTTCCGAACCAATCAGCAAGCCAACTATATGGAGTGAGGTTATATAGAGTGTCGACGTTCACGCCGGCACCCAACACGTCAAGATAGGTCTTAAGTTCATCAAGACCTTGTCTAACGTGCGGGAACCAAAAACTAAAGGCTCCCGTAAACCAAGTCTTCTCCTTTGTAAGGAGGTACTCGGTCCTCAATCCTGTACCAGGATGGACGTTTGACGGTGCACCCGGCCATGCATTCACGGTCGAGGCACTTACAAACTGCTCCGAACTGGTGTCTTCGAACGAGTATTTACGATGCAGTAAATCGCCTGACTGGTTTTCCAGCTTAGCGAGCTCACGGTCCATATTCAATATGGTTCCCGTGATCGACTTGATGTCCTTAATAAAGGGCTTCGCGCCGAACTGATAAGCGAGATAGTTGCCAGATACTGAATTGGCACTACTCTCTAAATCGTAAAATTTTCTGGCCAACCTAGGGATCCCCTCACGGAGTTCCCCAAGGAAGACAGAAAGACCGGCCTTTGGGACGACAGGGGCAACACGGCTAATCGCCGTAGAGCCCAGTCCCCAGAGCTCCTGTTCATCATCAGGAGAAAGAGTCGGCCAAACACTACTAGTTGGAGTGATGTTACCAACTGGCCAGCCCAAGCAACTTTGAGTATTGTAATACTTCAAGTAGTTGTTCTGGTTCCCAATCTTTACCTCTTTAGCAAAGGTAGAGCAAAATTGGGTGTAGGTTTGTTTCTCGTTCAAGAAAGGACCACCGAGATCCTGCTTTCGCCAGAATTTCTTCTGGTGGTTGGTTAGCCTTCCGGCTTTCCAGAAAGCGTGGATCAGAGGCCACCCAGTGGACTCCTTGTCGACGGTCCGTTCATGAGTCCGAATTGAAGCAGCAGTTGCTACGTGCTGCTCCGCGCCAGTGGGAAAGGGGGTTACCCAATACTCACCGGCGATCCAACCCTGATATTGGTCACGGGATCTCTCCCTAAGGCCGTAATCAAGGCTCGGATTCATAGAACTTTCCTTTTGGTAGAAATTAATGAAGACAATCTGGATTGCAGACTGTGGATACGATATCCGGTGGGCCCCTTAATAGGG